TTAGACGTTGTTGATTTTCGACAGAGTAATCAGACTCAATACGTAGACCTTTATAACGACCAACTAGATAGTTATTTTGGTTAACTACTACAGCGCCAATCTTAGTAGCTGCCTTAGCTTCGAACTCACCACTTAGAACAACTGGGGTGTTAGCAATAGTACCTACTTGACCAGTTAGTAAAGTAGCTTTCATACCAACTTTGTCCATAGTCTGGAATAGTGTGTCATCTAGTAGATCGTAGTAAACATCATTAGAAACAATGTAAACTAATTCAGAAGGAACTAGACCGCGAGTACCTAAAGCACGACGCATATCTAACATCTTTTGTACAGTAGCTTTAGCTAAACCAGCACCACCAGCGATGATTTCGCCACCAGCTGCATAAGTAACAATACCCTTAATTGGATCAGCACCAGCACCAGCACCACGTAGTAGAGCTAGATCCCAGGCTTTTGCAGTTCTGCGAACAATAGCATCACGAATTAGAGGTAGTAGAGGAATTAGACTATCGTCTTCTTCTTCAGTACCTAGAAATTCCTTGGTTGCTAGTTTATAAGCATTCATAGTAATTTCTTTTAGTTTGTGTGCTTGAGCAGTACCACTAGATGTTGCAGCTTTAAAGTTAGCTTCAACTACCCAGTTAGCGTATCCTGCTTCAGGATTAACTGGAAGCATCATAACTGGATTAACCATCTGAATCTGTTTACTAAAGATAGGATCAATAGTTAGAGAACGACGAATTTCATCCTGCATTGTATTGGAAACATCAATTTCCCATGTTGCACTAGGAACGTGAGTAGAAATACCAGCATTATACTTTTGTACAATATTGCGGAAAAGTGAAGTTTCTTCAACTCTCTTATTTGTGGCTTTGGCTAGTAGAACAGCCATTTCTTTTTCAGCATAAGTGATCTTCTCACCAGTTGCTTTTTCATCAAATTGCATCTTGCTCTTTTGTAGAGCTTCGATTTCGGTTGCTTTTTCTGCTAGAGCGGCACGTAGGTCATCTAGAGCTTTTAGATTTGTTGCACCTGCAGTTTCTGCGTCTTTAACGCGCTTTTCTGCATCAGCTAGAAGCTTTTCTGCTCCGGACTGGCCAACTTCAATACCTTTTGTTACAGCTGCACTGGTAGCTTCTGCAATCATCTTCTGTAGTTCTTCTTTATCCATAAATTCTTCTTCCTTTGGTTTTTCTTCTGGGAGTTCCTGATTATCTTGCTCTTTAGCAATTTCTTCTAGGTTTTCCTCTGGTGGGTTAAATGATTTTTTAAACTCTAAGTAATCAGCTTCACTATCAAAGCCTTTAGAGACTGAGAATAGACTATCCTGATTTGCTGGAACAGAAACTACACTAACTTCCAGTAGTTCTAGATCTTTAATTACAAAAATATCTGTAGTACTATCGTAATCTGCATCCTTAACTTGGAATCCTATACTAAAAGCTTTTAGGACCCCTTCTTTAATTAGCTGGTAAATTTCTTCGGCAGCTGTGCTGATTCTAGCGGTGATCTTTAAACCTCTTTCGTCAACGGATAAGGATTCTGCTACACCAATTGGTCTAGAGTGGTTATGATACGCTAGGATAATTGGATTTTGCTTGTAGTTGTTTAAGCCACCTTTGGTCCAAGCTTCCATTGCTACAACATCACCAACTCTATCTTTTGTAGTAGTATTGGCATAGCCAACAATACGTAATTCGCCTGTTACTTCATCTATACTTTCAGAAGATTTCTCTATAGAGAAATCGGAGATAAGCTCAAATTTCTTATTTAGCTGCATCTTTTGCGGGGGCTCCTCCACCCGGTTCACCTGCCGCACTACCTGCAATATTTGCGGGTACACGTAGGTCATCATGCCCCGGTTTGGGGACGTATCTTAAAGTTTCTCTAGCTTCATTAGGACTAATGATGCCACCATTTACAAGAGTACTATGGTACATAGCCTCATCTTTCAAATCTGGCTGTATAGCGGAAACTTTTGAAGCTTCTGGCTCTAGGTCATAACCAAAGAATCTTTCAAAACCAGCATTTACCATTCTAACAAGTGGTAAAATTGTCTCCATATAAAAGAGTCTGAGATTTGGGGTAATGTTTGCATTATTACCACTAGATATTAATACTTCTGGAACTCCTAAAGCTACTAGAATTTCTAAGTCTTTAGAAGTTATTGAATCTTTGAAATCTAACTCGCGAAAGTTTACATCCGTAATTTTATCTAAGTCTAGTCCACCATCTAAAATTAGGGGTCTTTTGCCACCCTTAGTTGGAGAGTACTGTGCTTGCCAAGACTCAATCATACGAGCTTTTATTTTATCTCCAAGTACATTAGGAGATTTAATAACTAAACCAGGTACGGCTCCATTTTTAAAGAAGTTACCTTGGAAAGCTGTCATATCACTGCGTACTTTCAAAGTATCAGCAGTTGATTTAAGTCTAGAAGTTCCCATGTATATGGAAGTACTAGAATTATCTGATATGTGCAATACTTCACTAGGTTTAAAGTCTATAATGCCATTATACTTGTAGCCCTTTACATAAATTAAAGGATCTGTTAAGATTTCCATCTGAGATGCTGGTAGATTGTAGAGATATACACCATCATAGTATATAAATGCATTACCAGTTAATACTAAATCAATATAGATAAGTCTACGAAATTTATTAGTATCAATATATGGATTAGGCTGAAAATTAAGTAGGTTTTCTACTTTAGCTTTTCTAGTACCAATTGTGGGGGTTACTAAACCATTTATCTTTTCTTTTACATCTACATCAAAACTAGATGCTCCATTAACAATCATATCTACAGCACGTCTAACAGTAGTTAGGGCGTCATACGCTTGTTCAAAGGTGATAGTATTATCTGCATAAATACTATCACCTTCATTCCTAGCGATCTCGGCCTGTGCTGGGTTTAACTTCTCAATAATCCAAGACTTAATACTCATACTTCAAACCTATTTCCTTTACTTAAATTCTCACTAGCGGGTAGATGTTGAAGATTGAATTCACAATGAAGTCCACATACTAATTTACCTTGTAATGGAACTATGTGGTCTACGTGATAACCAGTAGGGCAAGTTCGATAAATTTCTTTTATAGCTATCAGATTTGCCCAATTTGGGGTAGCTTGTAATTTTGTAGCTCTACGTTTTGCAGATTTATACGCGTCTTTATCAAGATTATTTAATCTACATCTTTTTGCTATTAATTTGGACTCCATTGGGTGCCTAGCTCTCCAAGAGTATGTTAACTTAAGGTGTCTTTCTTTATTTAAATTATAATATTCTTTTCTTGAGCTATTATAGCAATCTTTACATTGGCTAAAAATAATAGATTTGTCATTAGTATAGTAATAATCTATTGTTTTTGGTATATTACAATCTACACATACATAGTATCCAGTCAAGGATTCAAATAACCTTTTTAACCCAGTACCTTTATATTCATCAAAAAGCTCATTAAAGTACTTAGATCTTATTCTATATAATATATTACTAGGATCCTTGAATCCTGCTAAAGTAAAATATTCTGCACTCATATTTAATAATATGAGTTTTATAAACTCTGATGCTACTAACTTAGTCTTTCTATGTACTAATAAATTTTTATCCATATTTAATATAAATAGAATACTTGATACTAGTTCATCTATATTCATTTCGTCTCCTTTTTAGACAATGTTTGGTGAGCTATCTAGTGAAAAAGGCACTAGAAAGGCTGGCCGGCCCTTTCGCTCAGTTTTAATCTTTATGTAACTTACCGTATTGAATCTTGACCCAGTTAGCTTGTTTTGTAGCTGTATGAAGGGCTGGTTTGCTGCCATAAATAGTGTGTAGCTTTACATGATGCTCGTTACATAAGGTAACGGCATCTTCATATAATTCTTTCTCGTGCTCCGCTATAAAGGTATCGCGATGGAATATAACGTCATCAACATCGTCAATTGAAACACCTGTAGTAACCTTCCACTTCTCCCATAGTAGGGTAAGTGATGAATAGTGGTGAAACTCTAAGTTTTCAGTAGTATCGCAGATTGCACAACAAGTACCTTTAGGATACCTTGCTTTAGCTTTATCTCTTAAATACTTAACTTCATCCCGTTTTAATTCGGACTTTTTACCAGTATTTGCTGCCACTATTAAACTGCTCCTGAAAATCTTTTACTCTAAACATAATAGGGCTATTATCCCATAAGTATAAAATAAATTCAAATCAATTTTCCTACCATCAGAAATTTCCTACGTTTGATCTGTAACTATACAAGGCATAACGCAAAGCATCTGCCATATGGGAGTACTTGTCATGTACTGGTTTCTCAGTAATTAATGTTTCCTTTGGATCCCAACGGAACTGATCTAGTGCAGCTAGAAGGTGCACACATTTGGGGTCAACAATTAATTTTCCTTGTTCAACAATCATCTGAACATATGCAATCCCGTCCAGCACGGACTTAGTTGCATTAATTGTAGAAATATCGTGGTTTACAGCCCAATCGTAGCGAGTTTGTTGTGCAGCAGAATCAATGAAGATCATCTGCACGTCATACTTATCTTCTAGAGTTTTGCACTCTACCGCGTACTGATCTGTAGTCATATTTGCTTGTTGGAATTCGTCTAGCGCGTAGAAGGTTTGAGAATCATAGTCATACCCCAAAACGAGCATGGCGGTAGGATCTTTGAAACCGATATCAAGTCCCATAATTCTTTCAAGATGTTCCCATCTGTCCACCGGCATGATACACTTATGGTCAAACTTAAAGATCTGTCCTTCGAACACACTAAAGCTAGCTTCAAACTCTTGCGAAAATCTGCTAGCTGGCATAGTAGCGCGGGCTTCATTAATATCCTCTTCACTCGCCCGAGGATTCTCTCGGTAGTCGGCATGGATACTAACCCATTTAGCGAATGCAGGTATAGAGTTAAACCCGTAATGCCAATAAGTAGAAAACCAATTATTTCTACCGCGCGGCGTACTTATAAAAATAGCTTTTGAATTCGGCTTATCTAGTGTTGGGCGCAATGCTATCTCGAAGGCTTCTTGTCCTTCGCTAGTAAGAGCAGCCTCATCAAAAATGATTAATGAATATGATCGGCCAACTACTGAATCTATCTGTGATACTGACCCCATCCTAATTGTAGACCCATTACTTAATTCTAGTATTCTATCTTTGGCATTATCTCTAGTTAATTCTATTTTATGATGATTTAATAGCTTACGTTGCTCCTCGAATGAGATAGAAGATAGAGCATAGTTTGGTGAAACTTTTAATACATGAGTATCAGGTACTAGAGTAAGTAGGTGACCTACTATGTTTGCTATTAGCGTTTTACCTACG